CATATATTACAGCATTTAACTCAAATATGGTGATAAACGAATCCTTTTTGGATTCGGCAACTGTTAGAGAAAATGTAGTTTCTCTTGCAAGAAATATCGGTTATGTGCCATATTCCAGAAACGCTGCAAGTGCTACAATATCATTTACTGTAAATGTGCCTCCAAGCAGTTTTTTGAGTGATAATACTCCGATTTATACGCCGACCGTTACTCTACAAGCAGGTCTTGTCTGCACTGGTTCGGTAAGAGGAACATCTTATGTATTTTCTGCTCCGGAAAATATCACAGTTCCAGTCGTAAATGGTGTAGCAACATTTAGCAATATTATAATCAAAGAAGGAACTTTTCTCACCAAAAAGTTTACCGTAAATGCATCTTTAGATCAAAGGTTTATACTTGATAACTCTTTTATTGATACTTCCACAATTAGAGTCTATGTAAAAGGTTCTAGTGATAGTGGATTGGGAATAAAATACTCCTTAGCAGACAATATTTTCAATATAAATTCAAATTCACAAATCTTTTTAATTCAAGAAGTGCAAGATGAGAAGTATCAACTTCTTTTTGGTGATGGATTCTTTGGACAAAAACCAGAAAATGGAGCAATAATAACTAGCAACTACATTATAAGTAGTGGAAAGGATGGTAATGGTGTAGAGACATTCTCTTTTGCAGGATCTTTAAGAGATGCTGACGATGGCAATCTAATACCTCAGAATACAATTACAGTCACTACTAATCAGAGATCTCAAAATGGGTCTGATATTGAAACAATAGATTCTATTCGTTATTTTGCTCCTCGACTATATGCATCTCAATATAGAGCGGTAACTGCAAGTGATTATGAAACCATTATCAAGTCAAAGATATATGGTAACGCAGAGTCAATTTCTGTGGTTGGTGGAGAGGAATTAACACCACCGCAGTTTGGAACTGTTTTAATCAGCATAAAACCAAAGAATGGCACATTTGTTTCGGACTTCGACAAAGAAAATATACTTGCAAAACTAAAACAGTATAGTGTTTCTGGAATTAATGCAAAAATAATCGACCTTAAGATTCTTTATGTTGAGATTGAGTCTTATATTTATTATAATGAGAGTCAGGTTGCAAGTGCTTCAGACTTAAAAACTAGAGTAAATAACTCTCTTACAAAGTATTCGGAGTCTGTAGACTTAAATAAGTTTGGTGGAAGATTTAAGTATAGTAAACTTTTACAAGTTATAGACAACACTGATAGTGCTATCACTTCAAATATAACGAAAATTAGGGTAAGAAGAGACCTAAAGGCTCTTGTAAACCAGCAGGCGCAATATGAGATATGTTTTGGAAATCAATTCCATTCAAATCAGTATGGATATAATATTAAATCGACTGGATTTAAGATTTTGAACGAACCTGACACTGTTTATTTTAGCGACGTTCCTAATTCTGATGGTAAAACTGGTGTAATTGCTGTCGTAAAACCTGCCACAGAAACTGATGTAGAAACACAATCAAACCTTTCTCTACAACCATTTGTTATTGTTCAGTCTGCGGGGGTTGTTAACTATGAAACTGGTGAAATAACCATTAACACCATTACAATAACGTCAACCGAAAGAGATAATGATATTATTGAAATACAAGCATATCCTGAGTCGAATGATGTTATTGGTCTCAAAGACTTGTATGTTTCTTTTGACATTTCAAAAAGTCAAATAAATATGGTAAAGGATACTATTGCATCTGGTGAGGACATTTCTGGTGTTGTCTTCACAAAAAATTCTTATCGCTCAAGTTATTCAAACGGGAGTTTAACGAGGTCATAATATGGTACAGAATGGTTTCGAATCAAGGGTAAAAGTACAGCAAATAATTGATAGTCAATTACCAGAATTTATTTTAGATGAAAGTCCAAAAGCATCTGAATTTTTAAAGCAATATTATATCTCCCAAGAATATCAGGGTGGACCAACAGACATTGTTGAGAACTTAGACCAATATATAAACCTCGATAGTCTCATTCCTGAGGTTATAACAGGAAGTGTTGCCCTTGAAAATAACATTACTGCAACCAGCACTACAATAGAAGTAGAGAGCACCAAGGGATTCCCACCACAATATGGTTTATTGAAAATTGATGATGAGATTATAACTTATACTGGGTCAACTGAAACATCGTTTACTGGGTGTATTCGTGGATTTAGTGGCATTACTAATTACCATAGGGATCTTCAGTATGAAGAGTTAGTTTTTAGTGAATCTTCTGCGGAAGCACATACTTCTGGTGCTACAATTCAAAATTTAAGTTCTCTGTTTTTACAAGAATTTTATAAGAAGATTAAGTTTAGTTTAACTCCTGGTTTAGAATCTATAGATTTTACAGAAAATCTAAATGTTGGTAATTTTATAAAGGAAGCAAGATCTCTTTATGAATCTAAGGGAACAAATGAGTCTTTCAGAATTCTATTCAATGTATTGTTTGGAGAAACTCCGAGCGTAGTAGACTTAGAGAGATTTTTAATTAAACCATCGGATGCCAGTTTTATAAGAAGGGATGTGGCAGTAGTTGATGTCATATCTGGCGATCCTACTCGATTAAAAGGTCAGACAATTTATAAATCTACTGACGAAAATACTAGTGCTTCTGTTTCTGAAGTAGAAGCAATTACTAGAAAAGGAAAGACTTATTATAAACTCAATTTCTTCGTAGGTTATGATGATACTTATCCTAATGTTACAGGAACTTTTTTAATAACACCAAATACTAAGGTAGTTGAAAATGTAACTTTAGATTCTGTTAGTAGAAGTGTAATTACAGTAGATTCTACTGTAGGATTTGCAGAATCTGGTGTTGTTTTTTATGACGGAAATGAGATTTTTTATACAGAAAAAACTATCAATCAATTTTTAGGTTGCTATGTAAATTCTGATCAATCTGTTACTATTAACAAAACATCATCTTTAGTATCTAATGAAACTTATTATGGATACGAAGATGGTGATACAACCAAAAAAGTGGAGTTTATAATTACTGGAGTATTATCTAATATTGTTATTGATTCTAATTCATATAGTTTTCTAGAAGGAGAAGAGATATATCCACAGAATCTTGGGCAAATTATAGAAAAAGGAAGCAGCACGAAACAAATCTTTGCTAATAGTTGGATTTACAATACAATCTCTAGATATCAAATAGATTCATTTTCTGGAAATAACGTAACAACGAAATCTACGATTGATAACACAAGTTTATCTGTTGGAGATAAAATTGAAATCTTAAGAAGAAATACTGAATCTGTAGTTGCAACTTTTGATGATGTTAGTGTATCCTCAGTTTCCGACAATACTATTACCATTGATAAAAATACTTCGACATTAAATCCTCTAGAAAAGTATGATGTTAGAAGGAAGGTTAAAAAGGTATCATCTTCATTAGTACCTATTGAATTTGGGAATGATAAAATAACATCAGATGTGCAAAATGTTTACTCTGAAAATTCTAACGATCTTTATGTAGCTTCCAATTCACTTCCATCATATCCTTTACAAACAAATGTTTTTGAGTATACTGTAGTTGGTTTGTTAGAAAGAGGTGAAAATGAAGATTATAGTGTTATTGATTTTGGAATTAATCAGGTAGTTTCCTTTATAACTGGGGATAGAGTATATTACTATCCAGATGAAAATGGCGTAATAGAGGGTTTAGAGGAGGGGAATTACTATGTTGAGGTCTTAAAGAATGATGATATTGATGTTAACAATCGTAGAATTAGACTTTACTTAAGTAGTTCCACCGTTGGAACGGATGACTATGTTTCTTTTGGTAAGTTATCTAATGGTATTGTAACTGGAACACATAAATTTGTATTATATTCCCAAAGATCAAAATTAGTTTCTCCACAGAAACTTCTTAAAAAGTTTAGTATAGAGCAGACAATTGGTAAGAATGAAACATATAAAACTGTTCCCGGTCCAATTGGTCTTTTAAAAAATGGAGTTGAAATATACAATTACAAAACAAATGATAAAATTTACTACGGTCCATTAGAAACTGTTAATGTTTTAAGTGGTGGAAGTGGATATGATGTTATAAATCCACCCTCTCTTACTTTATCGAGTGGAAGTGCTCTTATACAACCTGTAGTAAAAGGATCTGTTGAAAAAATATTTGTAGACTCACAAGATTTTGATATTGATGTTGTAGTTTCCATAGCATTAACAGGCGGAAACGGTGCTGGGGCAAGCTTTGAACCAGTTATAGAAAGATTTGTTAGAGAAATTGAATTTGATGCTAGACCAATTTCCATTGGAGGTGGATTAGATTCTGTAAACGAAAGAATTGTATTCACAAAAAACCATAACTTAACTAATGGTCAACCAATTATCTACAATAGTAACAATTCAAGTGCCATAGGAATTGGAACTTTTGGTGGATCTGAGTTAGACCAATCTAAAACTTTGGTAAATGGATCTACCTATTATTCAAAGGTAATCAATGATATAACTATAGAAATATATGAATCTTTTTCTGACTATGCTTCTGGAATCAATACGGTAGGATTTACTACTATTGGAAATTCTGGAATTCAGAAATTTAAAACTAATCTCACAAATAGACTAACAGGAATTAAAGTTATTGATGGTGGAAGTGATTATACCAACAGAAAACTTAGAGTTAAACCAGTTGGCATTTCTACACATACTCACACTATAGAATTTAAAAATCACGGATTTTCTAACGGAGAGGTTGTAACTTATACTTATGAAACTACTGGAATAACCGGTTTATCGACATCAAATAGTTATCAGATATTAAAGGTAGATTCTGATAGATTTAGACTTTGTAATGCTGGAGTTGGAGGAACAAATCCAACAAATTACCAAGTAGGTAATTATGTAAAGTTTTCAACTACTGGAAATGGATATCAAATTTTTAGTTATCCCGATATTGTTTTATCAGTTGATTATACTTCTGTTGGTTTAGGAAGCACTCAAGTTAAAGGGTCTATTGTTGCAACTCCAATAGTCCGAGGTGAAATATCTCAAGTTTATGTCTATGAAAAAGGATCCGATTATGGTTCATTAGTTTTAAACAATCACCAAAGACCTCAAATTGTCCTTAAGAATGGAAAAGAGTCACAATTTAAACCATTAATTGAAAATGGTAGAATTGTTGATGTAACCATCCTATATGGTGGACAAGATTATTATTCTATTCCAGATTTAATTGTGTCTGGCAGTGGTATTGGTGCCAATCTTAGACCTGTAGTTTCTAATAATAAAATTGTAGATGTAATTGTTGTTAACTCTGGTGCGGGTTACAGTAGCACAGACACGGTTATTCGTGCTGTTTCTGCAGGTAAAAATGCGGTCTTTGAACCTAATGTAAGATCTCTAACACTCAATAATTCATATAAGTATGGTATTCAAAATGAGGATTATAGAGATCCTGCAACAGAAATATTGGTTGGGACTGAAAATAATCTAGAATATGCAGTTGTTGGATATTCTGAATCTCTAAAGAGTAATCTAAAAGATTCTGGTGACAATACTACACACTCTGATATTATTGGATGGGCATATGATGGAAATCCAATTTATGGATCTTATGGATATTCTGATCCAAATAATCCTGGAAATATTAAAAAATTAGAGCCTGGATATTCTCCAGCAACTATTGAAAATAGACCATCTACCTCTATTTTCCCCACAGGATACTTCATTGAAGATTATGTGTTTACTGATAATGGAGACTTAGATCAATATAATGGTAGATTTGGAAAAACTAAAGATTTTCCGAAAGGTGTTTATGCATACTTTGCAACAGTTGAAGATAATATTCAAAGTCAATCTGTCGGCAAGTTCCCATATTTTATTGGAAATGAATATAGGTCTCCATATGTTGAAGAAAATCTTTCATTAAATCAATCATTCGATTTTAACAACTCTTCTTTAATTAGAAATACTCTTCCATATAAGGTAAATGATGAATATGCAGATAATGACTTTATTGTAGAGTCAAATGAAGTTATAAAGCAAAAAACACTAATTGAGTCTGTTTCTTCTGGCAGCGTCTCTTCTTTACAGATAGTTAGCTCTGGATCTGACTATAAAGTTGGAGATGAAATATTATTTGATGAAACTGGGACAGAAGGTGGTGGAATTTATGCAAAAGTATCTAAGGTAAAAGGAAAACAAATTAATGAAATTAATACGAATATTGAATCTTATACCGATTCTGTGATAACTTGGGAAAATGGTAATACTATAGGAGTTCAAGTAATTCCATACCACGAATTTTTGAGTGGAGATAATATTAATATATCGGGATTATCCACACAAGTTTCTAATTTAAATGGATCTTATAGAATAGGTTTTACAACTTATTCAACAATACTGGATAAAGAAATTCCTGCATATGCTTCTACAGGAATAGTTACAGATATTTATCTTTCTTCAATACCTGAAACTGTTTCTATTGGAAGTAGTTTTAAAATTGATGGGGAAATTTTCTCTGTTCTAAACATTTATAACACTTTTGGTATTGTAAAGGCAAGTAGAGATGCAAGTGGAGGCATACACACTCAAACAACAGCAGTATATTTCCTTCCAAACTCATTTACAGTTAATAAATCTACTAATTATTTTGAATCTAAAGTAAATGATAAAGTCTATTATAATCCTACAAAGTCTGTAGGAATCGGTACCACTCCTGGTACAGGAATCAATGTAAATTATAATATTGGCATAACGACATATAGCACTTTTATACCAACTCAAAGTATTTTTATACCAAATCACCCATTTAAAACTGGGCAGCAAGTAATCTTTAGAAAACCAAGTGGTGCTGACCCAATATCAGTTTCAGACACCTCTACTAGTGCTTCATTTAATATTTTAAGTGGAGATAGTGAAACTTTATATACAATTAATAAATCTAAAGACTACATTGGAT